GTTGCATGAGTATGTGTGCCCACTTTAACCCTTACCACACCCAACATGGTGGCCCGTTGTCTCGATTGCGACATGTGGGAGACTTGGGGAATCTCAGTGCCAACGGCAAAGGGGAAGTCCATAACATCTTTTATGACGACTATATCCGTTTACGAGGAACCAAATGTAATATCATCGGCCGAGGCCTGATTCTACACGAGGACGAAGATGACTTGGGTATAGGAGACGAAGAAAGTCTACGAACCGGAAACGCGGGAAAACGTATCGCCTGTGCAGTGATTGGATACGCAAAAGAAAATTTTAAACCATGAATATGTTACACTAATGTTTAGATAATCCAGACATGAACTGTTTGGCCATTTCCTTGTTTCGCTCAATCTCCTGCTCGAGTTGATGGATGAGATTGTCATTTTTTTCACAATACTCAACGATTTCTTTCTGGCGTTCGAGGGAGGGGAGGTGGATTTTTATTGATTTCAAACTTGACCCACTTAACTTCGGATAGGTAGACCCAGTACGAAATAGTTGGAAGTCAATTGTATGTAAATAGTAATATACATATGTCAATAATGTATCATTTTCAAATTCTATTCTATGGACATCACCAGAACACCAAAACTTTCCTTTTGAGATATGTAATGACCCTAATGACCCGGTTCTTGCCGTTAACAAATATCTACCATCGAATAAGTAACCATCCACATGATCAATAATGCCATTCGCACCGTAAAATGGATATTGACCATTAATCCTTTCATTCTCAACAACATCTTTTCCGGTTTTTACTTCTTTCATTACTTCCCCCAACGTCTTCACAACATTCTCCCCAAATCTTTTCTGTTGTCGTAAACAGAATTCGTTCAGTCGTTTCAGGTCTGCTATTTTCGACGTGCTTATCTTGTTGGTTTCCGTGATGAAATCCAAATCGTCGACAATCTCTTGCTGGCGTTCGAGGGATGGGATTGGGATTTTTATGGTTGAACATCTATCTTTGCTTATCATTTTTTTTGGAGTTCCGCAACAAATTGTGTCATCAGACAAATGTTTTTCTCTGTTAAAATTTAAATAATACCAAATATATCTATAATTTATTTCGTTGTCATTTTTCCTTGTCAAAACGTATAATAAATCGCTTGCTATAAATTTTCCGTTGAAATATTGGGCCTTTGCCAATGAGCCTTCAGCGCCCCCGACTAGCATTACGCTTTCACAATCATGAGTGAAACTTTCATGTGTTTTGTGTGTATCTGACGCAGTAATAAATGAATATTCTCCCTCTATATTTTTAGAGCTTTGAATAGAACCTTTTTCAATATGAAATAATTCACCCAATGTCTTTACCACAACACCATCTTCGTATTCTTCCACTTCCTCTTTCAAGTATTCTGCATAATTCAGCGAATATACATTCGCAGCAATCGTTTCGATCGGCACCTCCACCAGTAAATTCTTGATTTCTTCGTATGGATTGTAATCATAGAACTTGACGGATTTGGTATGATGTTTCTTGTCAAACGTGTAATCCTTGGTGACCTTTTTAGAAGGAGATGTCTTCGTTACCACTGACAAGGCTTCTGCTCCCTCACACTTCTTGACGAAGAAGAAGATACATGTTTTAATGGTAGTATAGGAGAAGATACCCGAAGGAAGATAGAGTATTTCCTTGAGGTCGCATGTCTTCATCAGGTACTCGCGTATGATCGAATACCCTTTTGCCTTGGAAAACAAGTCCTGACCATCAGGCAAGACCACTGCACAACGTCCACCCACTTTCAGCATGTAGACAATCGCCTGAAGAAATAGAGACACGGCATTGTCTGTTTTGATCGGAGTGTAAGCGTCCTTCAATTCGCTTTTAAAGTCATCATACTTAATCCCTTTTATCCCGAAAGGCGGGTTCGAAAGGATCACATCGAATTTACGTTTAATTGGTTCGTGCAGACTGTCGCCTTCCTCTAATTTTTCAAAAGGATGTCCAGATGAAATCAGCATATTGGATACAGCCAATTGATAGGTGTCCGTATCAATTTCTTTTCCATAAATACCATCGGTCTTGATGAAGTCCCAATTTGGTTCAATCCCTTTCTTCTTTGATTGAGATAAAATTTCTTGCATGTAACTAATCAAGAAACCACCTGTTCCCATGGTCGGGTCACCACACGTGTCGATGGTTCCATCTGGATGGAGTTGAGGATTGACCAGTTTAATCATCACCTTTTTGACTTTCGTCTCCGTGAAGAACTGACCTAATCCCTTACCTTGTTCCATAACGTATTTTATTAGGTCTTCGTATGCCTCCCCAAGAACGTCCGTTGTTGTCTCGGGTATCGTGTTCACCACATCGATCAATCTCTTGAATGTGGTCCCAAATTTAATGTCAAACGTCTTTCCTTTCAAGAAGATGCCTTTGGTGCTTGGGTGCTGAGACAAAACATCATCCCATAGAAATTTTAGGTTACGACAAAGATTAATTTCTTTCTCTTTAACGAGTTCAGAGAAATAAACAATTTTCATTAGAATTGCCTTATGAGGTTCGACGATGTCATCTTCCACTGAATATTCATACGGAAAATTCTGGATATCAATCGTTGTTCTAAACTGAGGTTCAACCAATTTCAAAATCAGAATATAGGAAAGGTTACGAAGGGCCTTGTCTGTATGCACTCCCTCCGACCTTAGAATATCCAGACACTTGTGAAAGATCCCTTTCAATGACCCCTTAATATCGTTGGTCTCTTCCTTCGCCTGGGTCATTACTTGAATTTGTTCCATCGTAATGCACGGAGTCTTCTTTCCTTTGTGTTTGGTGAGGTCTCCCTTCTGCTTGAATTCCTTTTGGCACAGTTCGCAAGCGTAGACGGGCATTGTATATACTATCTTAAGAAAAAAATTCTTTAATTCAATTTTTATATCATTCGAAAATATCAAGTATTTTTTTCTTAAACACACCCGACCCGCTTCTTTTTTTTCGAAATGATGATAATCTTATTTATATCTTCTTGATAGTAATCTTCCCATAAATCGGGTGGAGGAAAGGATGAGTCCATCTGTTTCAGTCTTTCCATCACTTCAGAAAATTGTAATGGTTTCAAGTCCGGATATTGATTCATATATTCAGTGACCTTCCGCTTGCATGTTTCCAAATCATAATAGTCTCCTTTAAAACTTAGATAATCCACCCAATCCGTAAACTGTCCGTGAAAGGTCGTCTCCGGGTCAAGAGGTAGGCGAATGTCTTGACCACATGAAACCGAGTATTCCTGTTTAGACTTCAGGCATTTCGATGCCACAAGGGTCTTCGCTTTGGCATAGGTGAGGCCGAGAGAAGAACGTTCTACTGTCTTCAATCGAAGATGTTTCGTAAATTCTTCATCATACTCTCCAAACTCAATCGTCTTTACCGTGCTGTAATCTGGTCTTGGTTGAGGATTTCCATCTATACGATACACCTTGACTTTTTGAAGGATAGATATGTCTTCTTGTCCCATGTGATGAATCACTTCTCTTACCTTTTTAAAGTCTGGGTTCCGGTCTGACCAATCATGCTGATTGAGAATGGGTAGGATAATTTTTGATACCTTATTCGATTCCATACTATTCTTTCGGCTTGCCCTCAGGGCAGATTGCACAATACGAATGTCAGATGTCATGTTTTCCGCAAACACTGTGGCGTCCAACTTGGGAAAGTCCCAACCCTCGCCCAGACAATAGACACATGATATAATACCAAATGGCGCGTTATCAAATCCAGACAAAATCTTATCTTGTGCTTTCTTTTTCATGCTGCTATGATAGTCGGAGTAATCCAGTCCGACAATGTTAAAATACTTATTCTCAATGAGCAGTTTGATATATTGAATGGTCTGTGAAGAATGTTCTTGACTGTTTGAATAAATCAATACATGGTGTGAATTTCCGTCTGCGATACTTTTGAGTGAGTTATAGGCGCTTAAGAATAAACGTTTGTCATTCTCTTGGGTCACTTGAAAATGAGCAAACAGACCAGCCTGGTGTTCTTCATTCAAAATCGTGGTTTGAATTTGATAATCACATAAGATGTTTTTCTGGATGGCCCACAGTAAACATTTTGTCTCCATGATGGTTCCAAAGTGTTGAATATCTGTATTGGATACAGCATCCTTGCCTTCAACTTCTTTGAGGGTAGCGCTCAAGGAGAGTTGTCGTTTACTCTGGATGTGTAACATTTTAACATATTCCTTTTTATTCGCTTCAAACGTCTTTGCACTTAAATGATGAACCTCATCATTTATTTTCATATCGAATTCAAACGAGATACGTTTTGTGGCCTTTTCAACCTTGTGAGCAGATGCATATGTCGTCAAAACAACACAGTCCAGACCACGGTTTAGAAATTCACAAATCTCCTGGACACTTTTTCCACCTGAAACAATTAAACAAGGAATAGAGCCAAATACTTCATGTATTGCCTTCTTCCATTGCTCTAACAACAGTTTGTTGGGCACTCCTATGACAAATGTTTTGCATTCCAATCCTTGTGTAATCCATAGAGAGATCAATGTCTTACCTACTCCACATATCAATTGAAGTGTCCCTTTGTCATTGGTTTGAAAATGTTCGATTGAGTTGGATATTATATCGTATTGATATGGATGTGGTTCCTTACCACCGGTTCTGTCAGAGTCTTTATCACTTGTATCGCTGACGCTTGTATCTCGTTCACGTGTGAACCTGCGTCTTGAACTATATTTTATTCGATTACATCGCGTCAATGCCTTTATCTCTTCCTCGGTAAGACGAGTATAGTCCAATCCGATGGATTGAAGGAATGACTCAAGTTCGACAATGACTTGGCGGTCAAAGAATTCAGTGCCTCCGTCGTAATAGATATGAAACATCTGGAATGTATCTTTTATTTTTGTCTCGACCGTTTTCAGACGAGGGTCCTTTTCTCGTTCTTTTAAAACCCTTGGCGGGTCTACACTATCCAAGTTAATCTTGAAGACACTTGAAAATGTTCCTCGATGTAGCTCTCCCGTAGCATACGTGCTGTCTCGGTCTGGGATGTTGTCCGTGATACCGACCTTACATGTATAATCATACGATGGATGTTCGCGAACATACAGATAACCGAACATCTTTTATCATGTGATATAAAAAATACATTACATCAATTTTAATATTTTGTCACTCTATATGAGCACAAATTCATCAAATAATAAAAAGAATACAACAAGAAAAGGTTTGAAACAGCGAATGTTGGAGTATTACAGGAACAAGCCCGTCCCCGACCTATGTTGCGAAAAGGATTACAAACGCGAAATCCTCATCGGTCAGCTATTTACCTTGTATGAAGCGATGGAAAAGATGACCCCTCAAATCGGGGATGGTCTTGGATACATGGATAGTTTGTATAACGACCTCTTTTTCTTTTTGAGCCCCGAACGTATCCAAGACGAAGACAAGGACAGCGAACTCATTTCGAAAATATTAACCCGACATATGATTAAAAAAGACAAGAACGGAATAGAGAATGTCAGTAAAAATGGAGTCATTTTTGTATTGACCCATGTGCCGCTCTATTATTTGCTAGCATTTTTAGGACGCGCGTATTCTACCTACAAGAGATTGAAGGACCCATTCTAAGAGATGTAATTAAAGACGAGACAAACCGCGACCCCTGTCACGGTAAGGACCGCGGTTTGCCATAGGATACTTAACCAATCCATACGATTGGTTTCTGATTCTGACAGTCTAGACACAGACCTTTCGCTTAGTGTAATTTCACTCATGGGTTGTTCGGACTCAGCCTTCTTTGTGTCTTCGTTTATGACCACTACGTTCAATGACTCCAGCACTTCATCTCGTTCCATGATCAATGGATTCATTATATTAAAGCAATATAAATACACATTCGAATTGTTATCATGAAGATTTTGTTTGTCCTACTAACAACATCCTTAGCCTTCAAACAGAAACTGTGTATTCATTGCAAGCACTTCAAAAAGGACATCTTCTCTGACGATAAATATGGAAAGTGTGCAGTCGCTCCTATCGTGATAGAGGATGAGAATTATGAAGTGACAGGCATCGTCCTCCAGGAAAAAAACGACCACCAATTCTGCTCGATTGAGCGCAGATATGGCGAGTGCGGGGTAGAAGGTAAACTGTTTGTTCCAAAATCATAAAACATTTTGTAATATAGTGTAAGTGTATGTATCTGTATCTAGGGATACTTTTTATTGTGAGCGGTTGTCTCCTGTGGTATATGGAAGAAAAAAATACCCTCTTGAATTGGACCATTGTCTCAAGCATTGGTTTGATTGTTTTCGGTGCTTTCCTTCTGTTAGACTCCATGGAACATTTGTTCAAAAAAACAAGTGGGCTTGAAAAGCAGAAAAAGATTGAACTGTATACATGGCATTGGTTTTATATCATGGGTCTCATCTTCATGGGGACTATCTCCTATACCATTGCGTCTTACTTGCATTTAAAAATGGATGAATGGACCTTTTTGAAAGCTCTCTTGATTGCCATTCCCTTTGTCTTTATCGAATATCAGTTTATGTTGAGGGGTATTTATTACGCAAAAGAACATCTTCTGATGAATAGTTTACAGATACTGGTGATTACCACTATTTTTTGCTGTTTTAATTCATTGCTTATCAATTACTTTGTCCTTCAATTGCCTATCGTGATATGGCGTGAACTTTTGTCTGTCGTTTTTCTATTGATGGCCTTTTTTACCAGCACGAGTATGTAAATAAGTAATAAGTAGACTTCTATACATGGATGTCTAGTTATACACGCTTACCTTTTCTCTTAATTCATACAAGACGTTCTTCTTATAATTCTTCCAGTCAATCTGTCTACAAAAAGGACATGTAAAATAATGAGAATAACTTGGAACACATCCTTTCGTCTTTATCGTAGTCCAGCATTGTTTACAAAATAAACGTTCACAATTTTGCGTAGAACAAGTATAGGTG